CCTAAAAAGAAGCCCAAAACATAGTTTTCTCTATGGTGTTGAATAGGGTATTCCGTTTATCAGAAAATAGTATATAGCCAAAAAAGGCAATTAAAAATTTAGAAAAAATTATGGAAGAAATAGAGAAAGACCACTTTACCACCACGGATGTTTCCACGGCTTCGGCTTTGTTGGCGACTGGAAAAGTTTTGTTTGACGGCTTGAAAGAATCAGGAAATGGCAGAAAGAATATATGTCTAACCCCCAGACAGACAGCTTTGGAGCTTTACAGCGACTACAGGAGAGGGGAATTGATGGTAAACGCCAGTGACAACGGCCGATGGGTACAGAAGTTGAAGAAAGAAATATTTGGAGGAATCAGTAGTTTAAGAAATGGAGGCCAAGATGGTGAAATCGAAATCTAAATTTACACAAATTCCCAACGATATAATCGAAGCTTTGTGCCGGACTAATCTAACAGCCACCGAGCTTTCCATAGCTTTTATTGTATTGAGAATGACCTATGGTTATCAAAGAAAATCCAGCGAAATCAGTATCAGTTACCTGATGAAAGCGACAGGAAAATCACGCCCTTCAATTACTAAAATGACCAATCAACTAGTTAAGAAGGCGATACTAGTTAAGCAGACTTTACTAGGTAGAACTTCAAAACTAGGTATTAACCCAAACATAGGGCAATATTCGCATACTAGTAAAGTAGACGATACTAGTAAAGTAGACGATACTGAACTAGTTAAGCAGACTTTACCCAATAAAGAAATAAATAAAGAGAGAAAGAAAAAGAATCGCCATTTGAATAAGCAAGACATGGAGAAGATTGCCAACGACTTACGTGTGGTGGTGACGACGGTAGAGTATGAATACCAAAAAATGCTTGATTGGCTGGCGTCAACTGGCAAGGTGCGAAAAGATTACGTTGCGACACTCCGAAACTGGATAAGGCGAGGGATGGAGGATGGCCGAATTAAACCAATTAAAAGTTATGAGGAGCAAGTCCGGGACGAAAACCCAGACATAAAAATTATATGAAGCCAATAGATTACGCCAAAGCCTACCTACAACTAGGCTGGTCACTTATACCAATTAAGCCAGATACCAAGACACCGCCTATAAAATGGGCAGAGTATTGCGACACCAAAGCTACAATTTTTGAAGTAGAGGAATGGTTGAGCAAAGGATGGTGGTTAGCAGTCGTCACCGGTGATATATCGGGATTGGTGGTGGTAGACGACGACAGGATTAAACACAACCTCAAAGAGTGGGGCTTTGATTCTCCTGTAGTAGCCAAAACCCAAAGTGGCGGAAAGCATTACTACTTCAAATATGACCGAGAGATACACAGCCACCAAAACCACGAGATTTTTGTTGACCTCAAAGGCTGGCATAGTTATTGCCTATTACCTCCATTCAAGGGTAGAACATGGATCAAGTCGCCAACCAAGAACATCGACAAACTCAAACCTTTATCAGATGAGATTGTCAGATTGCTCAATTCCGACAAAAAGGAGCAAAACAGCGACCCCCTAAGAATGGCGGATTTTGTTGACATACCCGATGGCAGTCGAACAGATAGTCTTTATCGGATAGCCATGTCTACCTTCCAAAAAATGCCAAAGGATGACGCTTTGAGAGTATTGGCAGGAGTCAATGCCACCTACAACCCACCACTGACAGAAAAAGAGTTTAAGTATCAAACCTCAAGGGCATTGCAGAAAGTAACCATCGGGACAAAAGTCCCAGTGGTTGCACGGGACAATAGTTCCACGCAGAAAACTCCATCCGTTATCTATTCAAAAATGTCAGACACCGAGATTGACGATTATGAGACTAGACCCTATCTCCCGGTAGGATTATCAAAACTAGACAGGGAGTTTCCGTTTCCGTCTGGTTGGTATGTGATTTTAGGCAACCCCGGAAGTGGCAAAAGTTTCATGTCATTGTGGATGGCTCGTCAGTTCTTTGTGAAGCACAAGAAAAAAAGTGTTTTATTCACCTTGGAGATGTCAGAAGAAGCCTTGAGACCACGGATAATGCAATCGTGGAGTGACTTAACCTTGGATCAGTACAGGGGAGGAGTTGACACTAGGAGAGCAAAAGAGCTGATGAAAAAAGACGCCCTTGAGATTTACCCTTTTGGACAGGCCGATTCGAGTTATCAAACTCCTGCTAATTTCAAAAAGGACTTTGAGGAGTATTACCAAAAAGGGATCAGGGTGTTTTTCTTCGACCACTTTCACGAACTAGAGGGAACGACAGACAATAACACTAATCCCCAAGTAACCGAAGCATGGAGTAAAACCTTCGGCGATATATCCAAAGAATATGACGACGTGTGGTTGTTTGTATTCGCCCAACCAAACAAAGGCGGAGCAAGAAAAACCATATTGAGGAGAGAAGATGTAGGCGGATCGGGCAAGCTAACCCAGAAATGTGATTTTGTCTTATCAATTAACCGAAAGGTAAAGAATGGATTAGGAGGAGAGGTGGAAGTAATAAGCGAAGACAGAAGTGTCATTTTATACGTTGACAAATCAAGATTCTTTGATCGCACGCACTTTGGTATCAGGCTTCACTTCGACGACACAGGAAATTTTAGAGATCCCAACGAACCACCCACACCGCAAGAGTCGGGATTTAATCGTTCATATAAAGACTAGTGAAATTATTATCCCATCCCCTTTACTACATCGGCAGAACCCTTGTCCTAATCGGTGACTGGTTTATTACCCAGAGTGTCCGGGTATGTTGGAAAGCTATCGACAAATTAAAAATTAAAAAAGATATATGAAATATCAAAACGTAGGTGCGGGCTGGACTAACACCTCAAAAAAGACCGGCCGAAAGTTTATTGGTTTATCTTTCAACGACGGAGTAATAGACGCAATTCTAAAAGAGGATTTGCAGAAAAAAATATGTCTATTCCGAGCTGATAAGAAGACGGAATCAAGCCCTGATTTCAACATCAGCGCCCCCATGCCAGACAGTTATGTTCCGGCTTACCAGAAGCCCAAGGCGGTCGAGGAAGATGGGGAGTTGGGAATATGAAATTTTTTTTTCTAAAACTAACCGTGGCTTACGTCTTGGCACTTTTAGGCTTTTTATTTATTGCCGTCAAACTATGACACCGCAAGGGAGAATTATCACGCCCAAAGTCTGGCAGAGAATGAGAGAGGAGTGGTTGAAAGGAAAAATCACACCTCCCTCTTTCATGGCCTCAAATGCAAGTTTACCCATTCAACCGAGTTGCAAACCCTTTTCCATATAAGCCAAACTACACTATGAGCAAATCAACTACTTATCAAGTCAATATTACTTTTCGACCAACCCAGGCTGAAACGCTAAAAAAACAAGCGGAAGCAGAGGGGCGGAGTTTGAGTAATCTCGTTAGACACATCTGTGACAATTATTTACGGGAGAGGAAACAGCTGTTACTGCCTACCTCTCCCACCACGGAGGGAGGGGGGAAAGGATCGCAATACAATCCAGCCACCCCCTTCTCCCCGACCTTATAAATTAAAAAAATTATGAAAAAGAAAAACAACACTTGTGACATTTGTCAGAAGAACGAATGGAATTTTATGGTGACATTCTATAACGGCCAAACGGCTAAAATTTGCCTTGATTGTTACCCCATCTTTAGAGAAGTGAATAACAACCTGATGGTGAAAGACTATCATCAAAAACTCAAAGACATTCGAGACGGCAAGCCCCCCCGTAAAAAGATGACAAAAAAACAAATCAAGCAAATTGACGCTGAAATTGAAAAAGAATTTGGGAAAAAGTTAATTGATGAAATCAAAAATGAAGCATAAGTTTTCAAAATGCCACGGCTGTAAAAAACGTTTCAGGACTGTTCATCTATGGAAGTCTAATCACCCCCTTGCCGCCCCAGCTAAGTTTTTTTGCGAAGCCTGCTGGATGGAGAAGACGGGTATCAACGTCAAAATGTTGCTGAGGTATTACGGCTTTGCTAAGAAAAAAGGCAGTACCGAGTATTTAGGCAAGATTTACGACAATAGCACTGATTACGAAAAATATAAGTTCATTGAAGCAATAGGGGAGGAGTCAAATGTCGCTATGTGAAGTTTGTAAAATTAAGAAACCAGCCAGCCTGATTTTTGATCATACAGGGACTAGACACGCTGTTTGTGACAAATGTCGACCACAGATTACCGTTCATGCAATTCTTGCAGAGATGGCTATTCAAAAATCTTTTCTTGAAGAAAAACTTTTTAAATATATCCAATATCTCAAAGAAAACCCTCATTCCCAAAACACATACCAAATATCACAAAGCTTCAACGAAGATTTCGAAACGATGATGTCTCGATTAAGTCAAATTATCCTTGTCAAACATTTTGGCAGAGTGGCAAAATCCGATCAGGGATGGATTCAGCCCGATGTCCCACTTCCGGTCATAAAACCCAAAACCAAGCCTAAAAAGACAAAAAAACCCCTTGTTAGCGACGATTTAAAGCCCAAAAAAACCAAGCCTAGTACAAAATTACCTAAAAAAGACAAGGAATTATTACACGCCGACAGGGAAACTAAACCCAAAGCTAAAAAGACACCCAAAAGCAACAAATATAATCTTACAGATTCAACAAAAAAGACATGGCAAAGAGCAAACAAAAAAACTTAGGGGGCAGGCCTTCCAAGTACAAACCAGAATATTGCGATCAAGCTATTAAATATTTCAACATTGAGCCTCATTTTGAGACACCAGTTGAGACACAAAAAAAAGGCGTCGTCGAGACAAAGATTAAATTTATCCCAGCAGATCTTCCAACACTTGCCGGCTTTGCTAAAAAGATCGGTGTTTCCAAAGATACTTTGAATGAATGGCGTAAGGTATACCCAAAGTTTTCCGTTGCTATTAAAAAGGGAAAGACCGCCCAAGAGCATATTTTGATCACAAACGCCCTAAAAGGTGGCTACGCCCCGGCCTTCTCTATTTTCTTTGCCAAGAACAACATGGGATGGAAAGATAAACAGGAGCAGTCAGTAAACATGACCGTTTCCCCTTACGACAACCTATCAGATGATCAGCTTGACGAGGTGTTAGAGAAGAAGTTCGGTGAATGGCAGGCAGATAAGAAACGATCAAAACAATTATTAGAATCTAAACAGGAGGCAATCAATGGATAACACATTAAAAGCTTTACTTGAAGCCTTGGAGGTTATGGCCAGTCGTAAGCAGGTATGGATTGTTAGTTACGATAAGAAAACCAATAGTGCGGTCACCGAAGATGGCAGACCCTTTAATCCGCTAATCGCACTATTCGATTGTCTAGTGGTTTATAAGTCCGACATACCCCTCAATGTCTTAAAAGAATTACAAGACAAACAAGAGTTTTTTATTAACAAATTACAAATTAAATAAACAATATGCCAAACAAAAACAACACAAAAACACCTCTAACTACAGAGCAACAGATTCACGCCAACGAGTTAAGCCGATCCACTGTCACCGGCTTCAAAGACGGCCAATTTATTAGAGAAGATGTGGCCACTCGCTTCGAGAGACAAAGAAACGAAGCCAAAGCCATGACAAACAAAAAGCACAGTTGGAAACAGGTTAAAACTCAACGCCAGTTGAACATGGAGGAAAGAGCCAAGGAGAGCCAATCTTTTTATGATTTAAGACAGGCGAGACAAGAGCAAGCCCAATCCGCCCTTGATAGATTAGCCAAGCAAGTAAAGTCCGAGATCCCCACACCCAAGGCGTCAGTCATGAATGCAAAGGAACGCCCGGCAAATTATGAATATTTGTCAGATACAGAAAAGAGACTTATTGATTCAGCATTAAAACAATGACCAACCCAAATCCTATTTCACCATCGACAATCATGACCGAGAACGCCGTTTTAGAACGTCTTGATATTATCCAAGATCAGTTTGCACATTCATCTAACGATGTTCAGGCACGATTAGACGAACAGAAACTAATTCATGATTTTATCAGGGCTTTAACAATCCCCGGTGGAGTAAGAGAACCTAAGAAATGTGCCGAAGCTTTGGTTGAAAGCACACATTTCATCAACATATAGACAGGACACCTTACGGACACTAAATAGAAAAATAGGTGGATAACCCCCCAGTCATATTTTTAAGCTAGGGTATGACTAAATCAAAAGTATTTCGAATCATATCGCTTAAAGGTTCAGCTCCGGATGCCCCAATTAAAAAGGGTTTACCAAGCAAGAAACATTTAGCTTTTCTAGCAAAACAAAACCGCAACCCGAAGAAACAATTTCCAGAGGGAGGTAAATAATGGCATTTGCTAACGCATATTACGACGAGCAACAAAATCAAAACATTGCTCCTACTCTATCTCAACTACAGGGCAATTTCTCAGAACCTCTAAATGCTGGTGTAGCCGCCACAGGCACAGGTGACGCCGACACTTACTGGAATCAAGGCTGGAACATGGGTTTTAATAATCCTTCTACTGGCTATTCAGGAAGTGACGTAAATGAACAAGCTGGCTATATTCAAGGTCAGAAAGACTATTGGCTAAGAAATCCCCAAACAACCACTAGCCCTACAACGAATAACAATCCTCAACCAACCACCCCCCAACCGACAAACAACACCTCAGGCGAACTTTCATTTGACGATATTTACAACCAGGTTTATCCTGGATGGGGAAGACAGGAGGCATATAACGACTGGGTGGCAAAGGGAAAGCCCCAGCCCACAATCGGAACAGGTGCTAATGGTCAACTTTCCGAAGAACAACTAGCTCAACAACTAACTAATGATTTAAATTCAGCCTATCAGCCAGCTATGGATGTTTTAGGTCAACAAGAGCAATACCTTCGTGATGCTCAACCCGCTTCCGAAAAAGCCATTCAAGATCAATTTTCTTTACGCCGAGGCGAACAAGAGGGAGATTGGAAAAGTGCTCAAGAACAATCCGAGTTAACCCAGCGAAAACTTTGGGATGAAAAAGAAAACGTACTCGACCAATCACGCCGGTTATACGATGAGTTACGCCGAGGAGCAAGACAGCGATTTGGTGGTTCTTCATCCGCAGGTGAGGCAGTCAATACTCTTTTGGGTTTGGAACAACAGCGACAAATGGGAGACACCAAAAGAACTTACATGAACAACATTGCAGAGTGGGAACGATCAAAAGCCGACACCGAGAGAGCTTATAAGCAAAATGTAGCCCAGCTTAATCTGGCAAAAGACGAAGCAATTCGAAAATCTCAAGACGCTTTTAATGCCGGTATGCTTCAAATTGCTCAAAGTAAAGCAGGACTAATGACCGAAAAAGGGCTTCGACGACTAGACCTACTAACCAACCTCCGTGATTCGATTATGAAGGCTCAAGCAACAGCTCAGGAATGGCAGGATAAACTTTCATACCAGCGGGAATTAGCTGAGATGAATTTTGCCTACAGACTCCAGGAAATTCAAGCAATGGCTAAATACAAGACCTATGCCCCAACCAAATCAAGCTACTCCACAGTCGACGTTGATGGCACAACTAAAGTATTTGATAAAACCACGGGGCAAGTTAGCGATATAGGTAGCGCCCAGGGCCAAATTGGTTTGCCTTCAACATATAAACAGTATTACGGACTTGATGAGGAGGTTTAATGCCCTCATTCAACGAACTCTTTCAAACAGCCCTTAGCAAGCTAGTCAATTCCAAGCCAGTATCAACAGTTCGAAGTGCTGGTCAAAACGTCCTTCAAAGTGCTAAGCAGGGCTACGCTCAATGGCAAGCTAAACCCTACAATCAACTGGTTAAAAATATCGGCTCGACTATATCTCAAAAGGTAGAGTCTGCTATCCCGGGTGGTTACGAAGGAGCAAAGCAACGTCTATCTCAAACCAAACCCATTCAATACTCACCGTTTGGCTTTATTAACGAAGCCCCACGCAACGCCTCAGTCTTGTTTGGTAAGAACGCAGACATAGCCGAACACGGCCTTAGGGGGATGATAGACCCCATCGGTTTAGCCAATAAAACCACTCAATATCTCAACCCTTCCTATAATCAATTATTCCAACCTACCACTCAAAGAGAAAAAACAGCTAGAAAGGTAGGACAATCAATATCCGGAACCATAGCCACTGCTCCTCTTGGTGGGCCAAATATGGCCGTAAATGTTGGTAGGCGTGCTATTCAGGGAACTTTACTTGGTACCGGCATGGGGCTAGCTGGTAATGCTTTATCAGGCAATCCCTTAACCCAAGATCTAGACAAATCAGCACTTCAGGGTCTCTCCAACTCATGGCAACTTTCCGTAACCAACCTTATAGCCGACAAGATAGGAAGTTTTATACCTAAACTCAAAGGCACAACGTCAGGACAGTTGGATTTAACTGGCCAACTTCTAAAAAACCAAGCCAAGATGGGAGCAGACACCAAAGCTCTACTCACCAAAACAGCCAAAGACTTATTTTTAAGAGCGATGGTAGAAACAGGGACGGAGACGACATGGTTTTCAGCCTTCGATGAAGAAGATAAAAGAAAGTTTCTAGAAAAGTGGTGGTCTAACCTTCCGGGTAACTTCTTAGGTAACGTATTTTTTGGCAGTTTAGCCTTTACTAAAAGGGCCAGCATTGACGCCAACCCCCAACTAATTATGGACGCTAAAATAGCCTTTCAGAAGACCATGAAGAATATGTTTGGTGGCAGTCAATACTCTCAACGTGGTGGTGTTGATCCTAAGTATGTGTTTGGAGAAGAAAAACTACCTTGGGAAAAACAAGATCCCAACTCTCCCAAACGTAACAGGAAAGAACCCTTCACCGCCAAGCGTGGTGCTGGTAGCTATTCACAAGATCCCACCGTCGACAACCCACTTTTAAAACAAGCTAAACAGGAGTCTTACAAGTTCGATGACAGAGCTGACATTGACAGAATCGTCACCCTTGGAGAATTACACGAGTATGAGGTAGGCAAGAAGCCAATCAAACAGCTAATCAATCGAATCCTTAAGCCATTAAACAACGCCCCGGACAACATTAAGGAAATGATGACGGAATGGAACACCAAACTGATGAAAGGCAAAGTGAAGGCTAATGTTTTAGCTAAAGACTTTTCCAACATTGATGCCGAGACAGGCTGGAAGTTGACCCAATACATGCAAGACCCAACCCCAGCCAATGCTAGAAAGCTGAAGTTCGATGTTGAGAAATACGCCCCGGATATTAAGAAGACACGAAAGCTTTTAGACTTCTATTACGACCAAGCTCAAAAGAATGGGGTTGATCTAGGCTACAGAAAAGACTATATGCCACAGGTTTGGGAGGAAACACCCGGACAGATTGACGCCAAAGTTAGAGGTCTAGGAACTAAACCAGCATTTGCCCAAGAAAGAAGGATCCCAAATTATCAGGAAGGTTTAGAACTGGGGCTAACCCCACGCTACACACACCCCGGCCAGCTACTCGCTGATTATCGATACAAACTAAGCAAATCAGTGGCTAACAAGAGACTAATGGCCAAGCTCTTAGATACAGGCTATTTAGTGCCTTCTAGTGAAGCCCCAGCTGATTGGAAACAAATCGAAGCACCATATCTCCCCAAAGCTACTATGACGATGGCAGACAGGGAAATTGTCAGCAACTATTCAGCCCCTCCATCTATTGCCGATTCACTTAACTCAATCTTTACCAACGACAAATCAGGCCTTGGTGAGCTGGTTGAAATGACAGCAAAACTATCAAGCAAAATCCAAGAAGTTAGACTAACTGGCGGTATCGGCCCACTTAACTCTTTTACCGTCGGTCAGATGATTAAGGAAGTTTATGCCGGCAGGTTAAAGTCCCCTCTCACTTCTTTTGTTAGAGCTTGGTCGCCAAAACAAACCGATCAATATTTCAACGATAATCAAAAGTATTTAATCAGAATGGCGTCAGAGGGAGTCACCCCCAGAGTTCAGGACTACCAGACGATGTATGAGAACGTCGTCAACTCCCCCACCCTTAAAGAAAAGTTTGGTGAGTTTTGGGAAAACGCCTTCAACAAAGCCACGTTTAAGCGATTCATGCCCATGCTAGAACTTAACTTGTTTAAAGATGAGTTTGACAGTGCTGTTAGATCAGGCATGTCGGAAAAAGAAGCCTCTAAACTAGCAGGAGAGACAACCAAAGCATGGTTCGGGATGGTTGACAAACTATCAAGACCCAAGGTCACCGATGATGTGATTTCTACTTTCTTCTTTGCTCCAACTTTTCGCCAAGCTATGGGGCAATTCTGGATAAACAACGTTAAGGGAGTACTTAAGATTACTGATCCAAAGTACAAATACAACCGACGTCATTTGGTTGGTCTAGCGATAGCATACGGACTTATGAACCAGCTAAATAAAAAACTTACTGGCCATTCAATGAAAGACAACAAAAGTGGTAAAAAACTTTCTCTTGAGATCCCAAAGGGAGACAACACCAGCATTTATATTCCACTCGGCCCGTCAGTCATGACTCTACCCAGAACGGCTTTTGAGATGGGAAGCGCTATGGCGAAGGGAGATTTAAAAACCGCCGGTCAACAAGGTGGCAGATTCTTTTCAACTGGTATCAATTTAGGAGCGGATGTAGCCAGTGGTAAGACATGGTACGGAGGCAATATTTACGAAGACGACGACACTGCTGGCCAGAAATGGGGCAAAGTGGCCGGTTATACGGCAGAGCAAATGCTTCCCGGTTATTTCAGCAACATGATATCAGTCATGCAAGGCAGAAAGACGTTGGCAGAAGGCTTTTTAGGAGCCATGGAGTTACCTGTTTATCCCAGCAGGTCAAGTGTCTATATCAGAAAGGACTATAAGGATGACTTTGCCAAATTAGTAGAAGCCGGAGAAGACAAAAACAAGGTTCGGAACTTCATCGCATACGAGCAGGAGTTGGACGACTTAAGTTCGGTTAAGTTTAAGAAAATGGCTCACCAGCTTATAGCTGAAGGAGAACCCACCGACAAGGTTCTGGAATATGTCCAGTGGCTATCAGATATGGATAAACTAGATAAAAAACTTAAAAAGATATCAGAGGATGACGACTTAACCCATGCGGAAAAGGTAAAGAAAGCCAAACCAATAATTACCAAACTTAAGAAGTTAGAACAACAAAGAGGCAACTAGACCTACCAAACCACCACCGCTTCTTTCTAAACTAGAGTAATGTTGTTTACACCGGCTCAAGAAGTCTTTATCAAAAAACTTACTCCCCGCCAGTTGGTTCTTACCTCATTTTACTTTTCCGGTCAGCCAAAGTATTCCAGTATTGTCCGTGTTTGGGGTAGAGAGAAAAAGGGATTAGACACCGAAGTTAAGAAGATGAAAAAAGAGCGATTGATTGAAGACTCCAGAGATGAGAAGGGCAAACCAACATTAAAGCTAAGATACCCAAAAGGTTTTGAGGGCATGGACGAACTGATTATTCAATTCCCCGACTTGGACAGTGACGAATGGGATATTATGGCCGACACCATGGCAGAGACTAAGAAGTTAGTGAAGTTAGCTTTAGAGATGGGCTTTGACAAACAAACACTTGAGAAAATGTATAAGGGCTTGAATGTTGAGATTTAAGTCGCACAATCTACATTTGGCGACGGTGTTTAGGGTGTTTAGGCACCAGCTATAATTATGGGTAGGTAGTCTCGCATGCGGGATTTATGGCTTATAAGATAATATCGACGTCTTCTCTTGACGTGGCGGACATTTTACGCTACAATGAGACTATGGCATACCTAAGAAAGATAAAAAGAAAGACCTCGTTTTTTGGAATGGAAAAGCCCCAGACAAGGGCTAAGGTTTACAGATCAAAAAAAAACCGAGTGTATATGCCCCATGCTTTGACGTGGATATTGAAAGCGGAGACACCGGAGGATTTGAAAGAAGTTCAGAAACACGGGATGATTGACTCCAAAATATGGAGAGCGGAATATCAATATTGGGTAATAGAGGAAAGTTACCGTGAAGGCAAAAAGGTCAAATCACGAGTTCTGTTTAATTTTGGTCACCGTTTTGACAAAAAACCAAGCAAGTTGGCTATCCGTCGTCTCATCAAAGAAATTGAAAAAGACTGGTATCGTTGGATGGAAATTGCCCAGCAAGAAACCACCACAGAACATAAGCGATGGGAAGAAAAGGCCCGGAAGGACTTACTCAGATTAGAGTACGCATTCTCCCGTCTCTCTTGACACTCCCCTCTTTTTATCAGATACTGATTTATTAGCAGTTTACAGGGACACTCCCAAAGGGACTCCCCAAAAACTTATGAAAATAGCTGTAGCAAGTCAAAAAGGCGGGGTCGGTAAAACCACAACATCACTCTCTCTAGCTTCTTATTTAGCCCGTCAAGGTAAAAAAGTCCTACTTGTTGATACTGATAGCCAAGCCAACGCCTCCAAAGTCCTTATACCTGAATATCTGAAACTGAAAAGAGACGAAACCATTTGTGCCACTATCCTTGATCGGAAGCCCCTTGTAGTTTATGAGACAGAAACCCCAAACTTAGATCTAGTCCCCTCTCACATCCTTCTATCAAATGCCGACACCGAGCTTACCATCGCTAAGGATCACCGGGAATCAAGGCTAAAAACAGAGCTGGATAAAATAGCTGATAGATACGACTTTATCTTTTTAGACTGTCCCCCATCGCTTGGCTGGCTTACAATCAACGCATTTACAGCAGTAGACAAAATTTTGGTTGTTGTTAGTCCGGGTTACTTCGAGCTTGATAGTGTCGTCCAGCTTAGCAAAACCCTTGCAGAGTGCCGGGAATACTACAACCCCACCCTTGACCTTTTAGGAATGTTGTTTGTGATGGCCGATCCAACAGTCAACAGCAGAGAGAGTTTAAAGATACTTAGACAAACTTACTCCGGCTCGGTATTCAATACCATCATCCCAAGAAACACCGACCTAAGAGACGCCCACTTTCAGAAACAAGACATTTTTGCTTATAACCCAAATTCAAAAGGTGCTTTAAGTTATAAGAGATTAGTGGAGGAAATATGGCCAAAAAAGTAATCCCCGACACGATGGTTAATGAGTTAAGCGGTGGAAGTAGCCTTTTCACCCGCTCCCCTACCCCTAAACCTATGCCTACGGCTTCATCTAAGCCCCCCAAACGCACGATAAAGAGGAAAGTGGCAAGTAATACCCCAATCAAGAAAGAAAGCGAGCAATCAATCAATCATGATAGCGTGATAGCACTGATTCGGTCAGCAGTTAAAGAAACCGGCAAAGAAACCTCCTATCATCGACTAACAACAGAAGAAAAATCAAAGTTGGAGGACGTTATCTACACTTATAAGAAGCAGGGGTATCGGTTATCAGAGAATGAAGTCGCCAGAATTGCCATAAATTGGTTGATGGAGGATTACAAACAGAACGGCAAAAATAGCATTTTAGATTTAGTTATTGAAAGCTTGAAAGCATGATAGCAAGCAATCACGATGGATAATATTAAAGACATAGTAACCAATCGTAAACCACAAGCGGTGCTGGTGCTTGAAAGAGGCTGGAAAAATAGGGGATATGTATCAATCAGCAACAAGATTCTCTATAACACCAAACTTGAGCCGGTTGCTAAGCTTCTTTACTGGTATTTACTAACCCGGTGTTTTCAAAAAAAAGATTGCTTCCCCTCATTGGACATAATTCACAAAGATTTAGGGATAACACCAAAGACAATCATCAAATACAAAAAAAGCCTTATAGAAGCGAAGCTAATCAAAGTTACAAGAAGGGGATGGGGGAAGACAGATGTGTATACCCTCAAATTTTAGCTTGCTGAATTGTACTTTTTACACTTCATGAATTGTAAAATTTTCACACTAATAAATAAGAAGCTAATAATTAAGAATCTAAAAGAAGATATAAATATATATGGATAAAAACATCTATCAAAACAAAAACTGGATCGTTAGTCGGAGCTGGCTATTAAAGCAACTGGCACCACTTAAAGGCCCGAAACTATCGATTCTTATTTCCTATCATTTGTTTAGGGCTTCGGGGATATGGCCAACAGTAAGAGATTTGGCGGATTCTACTGGTTTGGGCAAAGCTGGGGTATCAAAATATTATCGGGAAATGGTTAAGGCTGGCTATTTAGAGCAACCAATTTGTGCTGTTTGCGACAAAAGAACGACTATCAGCTTATTACACCGGCACCACGTAAAACCAAGAAGGGACGGGGGAGACGAATCAGAAACTAACTTTTTGAATGTTTGTAAATCGTGCCACAACAAAATCGAGCCGAGAAAAAGAATAGACAAGGTTTTGAAGGCTAAAAATATACTTGGGCTTTTTGAGAAAGAGGCTGGAATAAAAATGCCGGCGAGGATAACCAGACCACTGGCAAAGTTTTTGGCCAATAGACTTTACTAGCTCGCCCCAGTCGCATGATTCTATCTGAAAGGTAATCTTTGCCATGGAGGCCGCTAGAGGGTTGAGTAAGTTACTTGCGTACGCCGTACGCAACTCTCTACCGAACGCTCCCAAATCGGGGGAAACGAAGGATGAAGGGATTAGAAATTTGGCTCGTGAGATTGGTAAATCAGAAGCCTATATCCGTAACCACCTCGACCTCCTCACCGACTAAAAATCTTTCCTTCTGATAACCACCCAAACACCGATCAGGACAAGACCGGCGATGATCATAATTCTTGATATCGGCATTATTTAATTCTCTTAATGGCCTTTTCTAGTGTTGCCAGTTTCTTTTTTAGTTCCGCTTTTCTTAATTCTTTACGTCGTTGTCTTTGATAAGCATTGATTTTCTCTCGGCTCTTTTTTCGGTACTCTTTTTTCCCCTCTAAGTATTTTTTTCGGTTGGTCTTTTTCCAATGTTCGTGTTGACACCGGTCAGAGCAAAATTTAGGCCTTTTTGTCTTTTTTTTACAAACTATACATCTATTCATTTTTCTTATAAAACCAGTCCCCTATCGGGGGTGTCTGTCCCCAAAATTGATATTATAGGCACAAATAACCAGTCCCCTATTGAATAGGGGAGGGGATTGAATAACCGAGCAATAACCGCCATTGGCTAATTTTAACACCTATGGCGTAATATTAAGAATGGATGTAAAAAGGGCAAGGAAGTTATTGAAAGGGGAGGGGAGAAGAATGACAGACGAAGAGGTGAGAGCTACCATAAAAATCGCCACGCTTTTGTCAGATACCGTAATTGACAGTTGCTTGAAACAGACAACCACCAAAAACCCGCCCTCTCACAATTAGGAAAATTGTTCGTCGGCGAGTATTTTGGATGGTATCTAGTGGTAAACCATCTTTTGCCATTGTTAGACTAAGTTATGAAGCACAACGCCCGGCAACTTAATTGGATTTTAGGGGAAATTGAGCAAACAGGTTATATCCAATTTGACGACATAAGGGACTACTACAACGATGGCAAATTGAGTGCCAAACACTTAGCCGCCGCCAAAAAGAGCGTCAACTTTTTGATTAAAGCTGGATGGATAAAGAAAAGAAAAGGCCGGTTAGTTTTTACCAAGCTGGGGAGGGTATCGTGGGGTTTTGCCGGTAACGCTAGGTTTATAAAAACAATGATAGAGAAGGAATTTAAGTTTTTGGTAGCCGGGTGGGACGTGGGGAAGAGGAAGGACTAAAACGACCACTGGTTGATCACATTCTTTCCTTTTCCGGCCTTCTGATTGGCTTTTAGGAGGATCTTTTTTAGACGATTAAGTTTCAGGCTTGTTTCTTCTGTTTTTTTCTTATTTTTCCTTTTTTTCATATTTTGGTGAACGAGTAACGGGCCGGGGACAAATCAAGTGATTGCCATAGGAATAAACCATAATGGCGTACTTGGAAGACCTGCCACTACCCAATTTTATGGGAAGTGAGTGATAGTTTGCCATAAAGACTTTTTCTCCCTTTTTTAGATCACGGTATATCTTGATCAAGGGGATGTTAGTTTTTGTCGCAAATTCTTTTGGGGTATAGATGACGGTAATCAGCTTTTTGGCGACAGTTTCACCCATGGCTAGATAAAAATTTTTCCCGGCTTTTGTTATTCCGTTTTCTTCCAACAGACCTTTTTTGTCCCATTGCCAGATTGTTTGGGGGGTGACGTTTTTAGCTTTTGCGATTTGCTTGACGTTACACAGCCCAATGCTAATTGTTTGCATATCTTATTTTAAGCCTTTTGATAACCAGTTGTCAAGCACAAGCCTAAAAAGAAGCCCAAAACATAGTTTT